TTAGAAATGAGTTCACATATTATAGCTGCGTAATATAATATGTCAAGTCTTTATAGTGATTTTATTTCATATCGAAGGTACCGGAACGACACCTGAACTGAAAGATAGTCTACGTCACTTGAAGTGGAGTTAAACTGGAGCGCGCTCATGTTGATAGGGAATATATCGTAGAAGGTACATTCGTGTGATGCGTTCATGTTCGAGTTGAGAATCATCAGCGTAGCGTCTGACATAACGGCATCCTGAAGACCTGTGCCAACATTGTTCTTATACTCATCATAACTTTCAGGGAATCCGATACCACGCATCCAGTTCATAATCTCAATAAATGTCTTCAGGTCTTCGTCTACCTTAAATTCAACAGCCAGTGGATCATACTCTACAGTTCGACCTGGCCTGTATGTAATTTGAAATGGTGTGGCGTGTTCTGCATCTGGAACAGTCAATCCTGGCAGCATTACACTCTGGACGAACCAGTTTACGTTGGGTAGTTTTCTGACGTGAAAACGAAATCCAAGTTGACTCATCATGTTGATGTTATTAGGCTGTGCCATTTTCATCATCCTCTTCTGAATAATATATTCGTTTGGCGAGAGTTTCTATGTCCTCTTCACGGACATCAATATAACCACGATCAATCAGAAATCGAGCGCGCTCAAGGCAGCGTTCAGTGACTTCTTGAGTTGCATATTCCCATTTGAGTTTCTTGCGTTCCATGATTCTATTTATCAAACGCAAAAAGGGGCACCCCCGAAGAGGTGCCCCCTAATGTTTGCTCGCTAGTGCGAACTCATATTACATGAGGTTGAACACACGAACTGCTCGATAGTAGACGTTGACGTTGGCAGCAATATTGTTTGTAGTGCCAAGGTTTGCGTCTACAGCACCCGTTCCCTCACTTGTCGCAAACGGATTCTGGACGATTCCGTAGCGAGTCTTGAAGGCGATCTTTGGCTGGAACGAATTCTCACCAACGGCTCGCACCATCTGGAGCGGAACGTATGGGCAGTAGAAGAGCCCAGCGTCATATGCGCTCGATCCCTTGTATCCCACGGTGAAGTATTCCTCACCATTGCTGTCAGAAAAGTATGGATCAATAAAGACCTTGAATCGACCATTGAGAACACCAGCGAAAGTGTTGCCCGTGTCATCGACGTTCAGGTTGTCCGAGAGTGCTGGAGTGTGATCCAACAGACCAGCCATCGAAAGAGCAGAAGCAACATCTGACGAGCAGATGATGAGGTTGCCCTTCCCGCGTCGAGTTGACTTGGCGATCTGGTTTGCTTCGCGCTCAAGTTGGAACATCATTCCCTTGAATCGCTCAACACTCCATCGTCCGTTGGCATCAACATCGAGATCGAACTGCCCTGTGGTTGCTGTTCCTGTTGCTGCACCTTGTGTAGCGGACTTGTTGATTGTGCGAACAACCTCTCGGTTGATCTCAGCAAGAATCTCAGCGGACAGAATGTTAGCAAGCTCTGTCTCAGCATCCAGACCGTGAATGGCCTTGAGATCCTGAGCAAGCTCGACTGTGTATTCTGCCTTGAGGGCTCGCGACTTGGCTGTGACTGTCACCTTGTCGATGACGAATCCCATCTCAGCAATCTGGGCATTAGTATCACCAAGAGTTTCTGCATTCGCTGTAGTCATACCACCCTGAGTGACGGCAGAATCAAGAAGTGAGTTTGATCCCGCATGAACAGCAGGTGTACCAAGATTACCTTCTGGGAAGTCTGTTGCAGAGAACGTAGTGTTAGCCTCATTAAACAGAGCTTCGTTGGTGTTTCGTGATCCAGCATCGTCGGCTGATGCTGTAAGCGGTGCATACTGAGAATACATCGCAAAGATCAGGCCTGTTGGTCCTGTCATTGGCTGAACGCCGCAGATGTCATATGCGATCAGGTTTGGCATTGCGCGTCGAACGAGCGAAATGAGAACTGGATCGTATGTAGCAATATTTGTTGCTCCCGCTGCGCTCGGGCCGATTGCATTGGCCGGTGCCTCATGTAGCGACTGCTCACGAATAGCCTGCTCCTGGTTCTCAAGAAGAACCGCCGTAACTGCCGCTCGATAGCGGTCAGTAATCTTTGGCATGTCTTCATGCTCCAGAACAGGGGCCCACTTTGTCTGTAGTTCCTCTGAAAGATACATTTAATACTCCTTCTGTGAAAATGTTCAGGGCCCTTGTATTCCCTGATCTTTCTTATTTATATAAACCCGAGTCTACACTCGTTCCACAAGTTACTTGAGCTGACCACCCAGAGCGCGAACGTACTGTGACATAGCGTCATCCAGCTTTGGTTGCTCGACAGACTCACTAAGTGTCTGTGCGAACTCCTCGTCCACATCTGCGTCGTCATCTTCTGTTAAATCAACAGCCTTTGGAAGATAGCTCTCCTTCAGGATGTTAATCGCCTTTCGATACTGATCCTCATCCTCGAACTGAACGCTCTCAGCAAGATCAGCAATCTTTTCAATTTGACTATCAGCAAGCTCTGAAAGCTCATCAATGAGAATGCTCTCACGGACAACTTCAGTTCGTGCGTTCTGAAGATCAATGTTGGCCTCGATCTGCTCGTTGAGGGCAGCCTTTAGCTCATCAATCTCTGTTGCCATCTCATCGAGAACATCAACCTTTGACTCTGGAACGTCGATGTAGCTCTCAATGAAGAGCTTCTGAAGACCACCAATGAACTCCTCTGCGATCTCTGCGCGTAGGCCGCGCTCAACAGCCAGCTCATTCTTGGTCATCCACTCTTCAACAACATAGTTTAGATAGTCATCAATCTTGTTAGTCAGCTCTGTCTCATGGACGTTGATTGACTCAGCAAGTTCTTGCTTGAAGGACTCCTCAAGCTCATCGAGCTTGTTGTTGACCTGAACGAGAACTGCTGCCTCGAAAATGGTCTTTGCCTTCGTCTGAAAATCCTCTGAAAGATCCTCGCTGTCGAACATAGCAGCAACATCCTCAGATAGATCAATGTCATCTGCTGTGATGCGTCGTCGAATCTCTGCGACCTCTTCCTCCGCGATCTCTTCGTTGTCGTCGCTATCGTTCTGCTCTTCCATGACTGCGGAAAGAAGCTCTGCATAGCGAGCGCGAAGCTCATCCTCGTCAAGCTCTGTGACTAGATTGAAGATGTCCTCATCCACTTCGATGATCTCGACATCCTCGTCACTCTCGTCACTCTCTTCGGCAACGAGATCAAGATCCTCAACCTCTTCCTCTTCCTTGACCTTCTGCATTGACTCTGCTCCGCCCTTGTCAGCCTTTCGCTTTGCTGCCTTGGATGTAGCGTTAGATGCTTTTGCAATGTCGGCGTGCTTGTCCTCGGGATCAGTCAGGAGCTTGTCCTTCATTGGCTCTTCGACTCCACCCTTGGCCTTTGGATCGTTTCCGCCCTTACCTGGATCTCCACCTTCAGATGGCAGTTCAGGCTGCCCTGGTGTTGAAACCTTTGGCGTTGGCTTACCTGATTCAGCGCCTTCCGCGATATTTCGGATCGTGCTTTCAAGACTTCTCTTGCTCATTGTTCGACTCCTATGTAAGAACGGTACTTCTTACCGATGTGTGTCTATTTATACAATCGGCTACTTCAGCAGCAACTTCATGTACGCTGTAAATGCTTCGAGCTTGCGCTCCTCCAGCTCCTTCGCTGTCATTCGTTTCATGCTCTCTGCCATCTGCTCAACGCGCCATGTGTTAGTGCCAGCATCATACCAATACTCGCGACCTTCCATGATACCTTGAACGAAAGCGTTGGGTGCAGAAGGATCAGCAACAATGTCAGCAGCAGTAGCAAGATGGAAATCGTCTTGGACGACCTGAATACCATCTCGATTCTGCTTCAGTGATCCCATTCCGCGCGAAGAAACACCGAGTTGCGCTCCCTCAGAGATGAGGTTACGAACGATGTTTCCGTATGGAGTAGCCAAAATCTTGGCTGTTCCAATAAAGTCATTTCCATTCTCGGAAATGTCTGTAATCATATGCGAGACTCGATCAAGATTGATCGTTGGTCCCTCTGGATGCCCAAGCTCACCGAATGCTCGGTTCTTCTTGACATACTCGTCATTGTAGCGGTTGACTTCTCGGACCATTGTTTGCTTTGGATACATGCGACCGTTGCGGTTCTTGACTTCAGCCTGCATGAATGGCCCACGAATCTTAAAGGTCTTTTCTTTCTTGCCTTCTGCAAGCTCGACCTCTTCGACAATGTATTCTACTTGCTCTGTCAGTTCGCTAATTAGCTTCATTGGATTCTCCTAGAGATCGTTCAACGCATATAGACGACCAGTTAGTTTAGCTTGCTGAAGAGCAAACTTCTCCAGCTTTGCAAACTCAGAAGCAGATGAAGAGAGCTTCTTGGCAAACTTTTTCTGGTTGTTTGTGTTTAGATTTCCATGTGTCTGAAGAAGTGCTGTTGCAGTTTCAGGTGACACCTTTGCGGAAGACCCATCAGCAAAGCGAACTGTTCCAGCTTGTGAAAGAGTTGTCAACTTCTTGATGTCGTCGATGGTATTCTCTGTGATCTGAATCTCAACACTCTCAGTATTCAGAGTATATACACCATTTTCGGCCTTGGTGTAGATCGGCTTGATCGACTTCTCAACCTGATCCTCTGCGGAACCATCAGGGTTGCGGTTATTCTCGTCAGCATCATCCTGCTGCGACTGATCCGATGGGAGATCGTTTAGCTTTGCCTCTTCGCCATCATCTCCTGTTGCGCGGACGGCAAGATTTCGTGCTGCTTCTCGAACTTGCTTGAATCTAGTCATCGGTAAGTTCCTCTTCTGGTTCATCAGGAGTAAATACACTCTGAGCGATTTCGATCTTCTTGTTGTCTAGGGCATCTGTCATACGAGCAGCAAGCTCAGCCTCAACCGATGCCTGAAACGAAACTGGATCTCTCTCTTTCACGGAACGAATAATATCTTTGACGCTCATTGCATTCTCCTCTAAATCTAACGTATTTATACAGCTACCATTTTTCAGAAAGTGAAAATGGCAGCATTTTTTGATGATTTTCACACCTATATAGAGATGTAGTCGGCCGAAACCAAAGTAGATATAGAATTACATGATGTACCAGTTAGCACCATCCGAATATAAAGTATATGCCTGATATTGAGTGATTAGTTGTATTGATGACTGCCCATCAATAGTCTCATATCGAGGATAACCAGTTACACCATAACCACCACCGTATATCTCTCCTTGATCACGCCCTTTAATGGTCACAGCATTACTGAGTGTAGAATCTGTTCTCTTAAATATGATCTTGACTCCATCATTTTCAGCAGCATTTGGTAATGTAATTTGGATTGAATTTGAACTAGCATCCACAAACATTACTTTGTCTGTGGTACTGTTCATAATTGTGTTTTCGGTTACAGGAGCATCAGCCGAACTTACTATTTCACTTTCTGTTACTACTGGTGCAATTCCACCAGTTACAGTGACTATTCCAACCTTTAGAGAAGATGTAGATTGAGCTAATGTAACTTGAGTTTGAAATTCATCGAAAGTATACACTCTAAATTTGCCAACGGTGCTATCAAAAGCTATGACGCTTTTATCTGTTAGCCCAGAAAGAGCTGAATACACAACATCATCATTATCTAAAATTTTGGTAGAACCACCGCCGCCTTGTGATGCAAGGCTTCGATTGACTAGCATCTTATATTCATATATTTCTCTTTGCAGATCCTTGGAGACCTTTTCTGTGTTTACATCTGGAGCTGCTGGTCCGGGTGGGCCTGGAGGGCCCGCTGGGCCCGCTGGACCTCGTTCTCCGCGAGGGCCTGCTGGACCTGTTTTTCCATCTCTTCCTCGAACACCTTGAACTCCTCTTACGCCTTTTATAGACAAGCCTGGAGGCCCTTGAGGTCCAGCTGGCCCCTGAGGGCCTACGGGTCCAGGCTCTCCACGATCACCTTTTGGGCCCACGATTTCTACAAGGTCAAGGTTATCTTCATTTAAAACAGGAACATGATTAGCCTTAAACTTTTTGTTCTGTATTGTTTTTTGAAACTCTTCAACAATAGCATTCAGCTTACTGTTTTCTTGAACTTCATTTTCTTCGATCTTGTTTGTGGCCATGATTATTCCTTATAAAATGTACCAAGCAGTACCATTCGACTGAATTGAAAATGATTCCCATTGAGTTGTGATGCTTTTATTTAGGGCTCCATCAATCGTCTCAGATCCATTTCCATCTACAATCATTTGATTTGCTGAGGCATCTATTTTCTTGAAATTGTAGATCATGGACTCTGCATTTAAAGCAGTAGGTAATGTTAGTGTCACATCTCCAGAAGTTGCATCTACCAATATTGTACCATCTGTGAGTGCTACATTTTCATCTGCTGTTACTGTTCTTATGTGATCGTGTCTGTCAATTTCCCATCTCAGATTTGCTGCTGACCATTTGATTGTATCATTTTCTTGAAGATTGCCAACATGATCTATATAAATATTTTCTAGGTCTTCTAGTCTATAGTTGTTGGTAGCACGAACGAATATAGTTCCATTGTTCTTTTTGTTAATTACGAACGCAACGGGAAGTCTCCAGTTTGGGGCGTCAGGTTCAGCATCCACCCATCCGCCTGGAGTGGCTGGATCAGGATATAGAATGTCACCTTCATTAAATACCGATGTGTTAAAATGTCTTACTTTACCAAAGTGAGTGACCTTTCCGTCTTCACCATTAGGTATGTCTTCTGTTGCGACACCGATAAAGTATTTTGAGGGTATTGATCCATCAGCAACAGCTTTTGCAACCAACAGTCGCCCAGATGCACCAAGTGTGCCTGTTACCATAACAGCATCACCGTTATCAATATCCACTCCACTATCGTTTCTGACATGATAGTGGATTTCTTGCCCCATTTGAAGCACAGCGCCGTTCAATCCAACATCAAGAGTTTCTTCGTCTGCGTTCCATGTCATCTGCCCTTGAGTGACGGCGTGTGTGGATGTGGTGTCGAACGTGATATAGTCGATTAATCCACCAGACATGAACTCTGGGAATGTCTTGGATGTGAACTTACTTACACCACTACTGAAGGCTAATACTCCATTATCAGTTTGACTGGATATGGGAGAATACACAACATCATCGTTGTCGAGTATTCGTGTAGAACCACCACCACCCTGTGATGCGAGACTTCGATTGACTAGCGTTTTGTATTCATTGAATTTGCGTTCAAGATTTGATCGTATGGCTTCTTCGTTTATGGTAGGTGTAACGCCTGCTGGTCCCGCCGGGCCCGCAGGTCCGATGTCACCTTTTTCTCCGCGATCACCTTTTGGACCTGTCGCTCCTTTTGGCCCTTGTTTTCCTTGGCGACCTTCTTTTCCTTGAATGCCTTGATCACCCTTTGGCCCTTGCGGACCTTTTGCTCCTGGCTGGCCAGCTGGGCCTTGCGGTCCTGCTACTCCCTGCGGACCTTGTGTACCGGGATCGCCTTTGTCTCCCTTTGGTCCCGGTTCTCCATCTCGCCCAGGCGCTCCCGACAAACCCTGAAGCCCTTGATCCCCTTTTGGTCCGCGCTCTCCTCTTTCTCCACGCTCGCCTTGCGGACCTGTTTCACCCCGAACACCTTGTAATCCTTGTTCTCCGATAGGCCCTTGCTCACCGATAAATCCACGCTCGCCTTGAGGGCCAGGTAGCCCAGGTAATCCTGCTGGGCCTCTTCTTTCAACCTGTACCGATACTTGTTCATTAACCTGCTGAACAGGAGCAGACACAGATTTACCAACGATAGAATCAAAATCATCAGATATGGTTGAGTCTACATCAAGAGTCTCAAATTCCTCTTCTTGGACTTCGACCTCGTACTTTTCCTTAAATGATTTCATTTTCATCTCATTGTGTTAGTGTATTATCTTCTTCTGGATTCCGTGGAGGAGCTGGAGGTTCTTCTGGTGGCAGTTCAATGTCAGGTCCAGCAGGAGTAACTGTTGTTTCTCCCGCATTCTCTTCCTTTTTAATTTGAGCTGCGATTTCTTTGATCTCTTCGTCAGTCTGTCGAAGAATATTCTTCTGAACCCATAGCTTAGATATGTATGTTCCGACATGACCGTCAATGTTATCCAGAATTTCAATTCGTGAACGTAGTGATTCTATCTGCTGAAGTTCCATGAAGTGCGTATCTTGTTGCCAGTTGAATCGCATGTCCTTCTTGATATTCTTCCAGTCA